AAGTTCTGAAATATTCAACGCAAGTCCTTGCTCATTGAGCCACGCTGGATTCACCGAAGAAAACTCATCTTGTGTCAACTTACGAGGAAGATAGAGTAAGTGCTGGTTGTCCAACACCTGATTATCGACACGCCATTGAATCGGTATCGCACTTTGCCAAGCGGTAGGACGAAGCTCATCGCTAAGTGTGAGTTCATCCGAATAGGTCAGGCAGAACCGACAATTACCATTACCGATGATTTTGTACTCTTGAACGAGCTTGCCTTCACTAAAGTGGTAATAATACCCTTGAGTGGCAAGCCCTAGTCGTTCACCAAACTGTACAGCCGGCATCACTGCGAGGAAGGCTTCATTGAGTGCGTTCGTCCCTTTAGGTTTGGCTGAGACGTCAGGGATTGATAAGGGTACTGCAGAATCTCTCGATGACAATGCAAGCGTCCTTGGCGCATCCTCTTTTATGCTGGCCACCAATTGCGTGCTGTGCTCGTTTTCTTGCTCGCTCCAACGAGAATGCATCGGTGACGTACTCGTTTTAGCTAACGCCACATCCCATCCAACATGTGAACTAAAAGACGACTGAGAGCACGAGAGCTCAAAAGTGTATTCAAGATCCTGTCTTTGGTCTTCTTCTGTATTACTGACGGTGGTTTGGGTGCTTACGAGTTTAGGCTCTTGTTGTACCGGTGGGTAGTACGCACTTTTATAAGAAGAGGCAGGCACGGAGGATGCCGCGTTGACTGCCACCCACCTTTCTGATTTTAATTGAGATTTTAATGCGTTGAGGTAAGCATTCGGGCTTTTTTCCACAAAAGGAGCAAGTATTCGTTGCAACTCATCAGGTAGCGCATCATGAAATTTAGATATTGAACCGCTGTCAATCAAGTAGCTTGTTAGCTCATCGGCAGCGATAGACTGACCACCTTGCTTTTGATGAAACTCTACTACTTTTATATCCGATATACTCATGGCACTTATTCCTATACAAGTCCGACTAATTACTGGCGAATAAATAATCGTATCTTACTGAATAATATGGTGAGTGTGTGCCGTTCTTCCCTGTCATTATGACTGAATTACCAGATAGTCAGTATCAACTAATAAACCTGTTAGAGGAAATCCGTTAAATGATGTGCTAATTGGGTGATTGGTTATTTGCAGAAAGAAGGAATGGGGCAGAATTGCGTTAGCTACATCTAGCCAATCACGTCTTTTCTGCCAAAAAGTGATCAAACTTTAATGTAAATAGCGAACTATTTTGGAGTCCGACATGTTTGAGCTTGGAACATTAGTCACACTTCAACCCTTATACTATTTGCAGCGTTACGCATCACGCTTGATAGCAAAGAGACAAGGGCTAACATTCTTTTTATCAAGGGTGGTGGTGGTCATAGAGCCCGAAAAATTTTTATTTCGCGAGGAGTGGCCGCGTAGGCTATTCCATTAAACTTAAAAGAACCTATAGACTTTGATAGGATACAACTTTTAACAGAGTGGCATATGCTGAATGAACGCGATACAAAAAGCGCATCAAAAAATAGACTCACAATGGAAAGCTTTACTACAATCTAATGTTGATACTTGCGAAGCATCATTAGACAAACTTCTTGAGGCCTATCAAGATCTAGGCGAGTACAATCCATCTAATTGGGACTCAAAGAACGTCCGGATGTGGTTTGACAACTGCACTAGTTTATCTAAGCTTCCTTTGACGCAAAAATTGATACCATCTTTAAGATTCAAACTTTCCGTCGAGAAAAGCGAAGGGGCATCATTTATTTTCCAAGAGTTATTGTGGAACAGTGATAAGACCGACCAACGCAACCTAGTCGAAATATTGGACACTCTTGATTCCTTCCCTAAGAATCATTGGTTTCAAATGATCTACTGCAATATTGCCTGCTCATTTGATTGTAATAGAAACGAACTTGACGATTTAGAAAAGCGTTTCTTACTTTCCCTTGCGCATCTACATTCGATAAAACAACCAGATCAAGTGGCTGGCTACTACTTGATGGCAGGAGTCGGTTTGTTCCACAAATATCTACAAAATTTAGATATTGACTCTGCAAAACGCATTAGAGAAAGTTTGGAAAATGACACTATATTTCAAGCCAATAACATTTCTGCCGACTTTATAACCAACTTAAGCTTTGAGCTTTCCCAAGCCCAATCGTTGATGGATTTACAGCGTTCAGTCAAACAAGAAGTATCCATAATCGCTGATAATGCCAATAAAAAAGGGTTTGAACAGTTAATCATATTCACAGCCATAATTACCTTTGTAATCACGGCGGCGGGTTCCATAATATCGAACCCTCTACAGCTTTGGGCATTGGCTGGGTTAGGTGCAACACTTATAACTTTTGTGCTCTCCGTCCTACTCTTCTTAGACAAACCAAAATTTGGTGAGTTGCTCGTTGATTTCCGATTCTATGTACTAGCAATCTCCACAAGTATAACAATATGGATTGCAACTATCGCAGCAACCGACCAGTTCACAGTTGATTGTATAATTAATTGCACTTACTCACTTAAAGTCGACTCCTCATTCTCTGAGCCAAAGCATGAAGAATACTTTCCGCTCCCACCTTTGAGTATTCAAATTAAGAAGTAGCTATACTCTACACCACCATACAATCGGCTACTTTCCCTACGGGATAAGTAGCTTTTTGTAACTAGCCCTTTTAACAGGGTACTCGAAAAGCTAGATGACAAATCACATCGCACCGAAATTTGTAATGCAGTCACCTCTTCACCAACGTTGATCACCTTAAGAACTCGTAGTTGAGTCTTGCTTAACTTTACCAACCCGACTTGATGAGGAACTTGACGCGCAATGGTTATAAGAGCCTCATTAACTGGCTCGTTTTGGCATAAAAACGACATCTCGTTACACTCCTCCTAGACATAGAATGAAAATCACTTTAACAATTGATTTAAATAACCTTTCTACAAAAACACCCAACCTATAGATGCAGGTCATACGCAGCTTCACCAGCACTTTTTTAACCATTTATGGTAATCAACTAGCGCGTCCCTCTTCTGAAGTTCAACTTGAGAGTGAATGTATATGACGTCTAACTTATCTTTCGCATGGTTCAATAATGATTCAGCAATAAAATAGTCCACACCAATATCTGCCCAAATTGTTCTAGCTAGCTTTCGCAGATCATGAGCCGACCATTTTCCACGGCTTACGGCTCTTACCAATTTGCAGGCTTGCGCTCGATGGAGAGGGCTTTTATCTCTTTTACACAAAGGAAATAAGTTCTTTCCTTTGTAATGGTTATCCAACAGCCACGCCTTATAGGACTTAAGAAACTCAATCATCTCGTCAGTTAATGGATAGATGATCAACCGTTTTGTCTTTGTATTATCCGCCGGGATGAGCCATTGCTTTGTCTCAAAATTAATATGAGACCACTTAGCTAACCGAGTTTCTCCTATCCGAGTTCCGTGGTACAACATCAGCATACAAAGCGCCTTAGGTATAGGCTCAACATGCTTAATTGAATTTAAAGTATCCAAAACATTCATCGGCATTAATTTGGGCGGTTTAGGCCGAATGGACTGGCTAACAAAATCGGTCCACCGCATATCGCTCATCGGGTTTGAAAACAGTTTTTTCATTGAATACGCCGTAGAAAATGCAACTTTAACTAGCTGAAACAAACCTTTGGCATAGCTTAATGAATATCCGCTTTGAAGAAATGGCACCACAAAATAGTCATCAATCACCATTCGTGACAAAGCCGTGACCTCTACACCATCAAACATCGAATATAAATGGGCATTAAACATGCTCCGAATAGCTATCAAACGATTTTTTTCAAGTCGACCAAGCTTTTCTTGTCTCGAAATATGCCACTCCAACACATCCGTCACCAACAGCAGAAAATGGTGACGCACGAGAGGGGTGTTGTTTTCATTGTTGTCTTTGACTAGTTGAATGGCTTGAGATGCTGATGTTTTGGGAAAGTGGGCAAAGACAACACTACTTTGTTTAGTATTTTGGTATGAGAATAACCGCCAACTGCCTTTTTGACGGTCTTTACCAAAAATGTAATACAGCGAATAACGTACATCTTTGAGCTGCTTAACCCTCGGGTCTCTCGCATATTTTCTAATTTGGGTATCTGATATCTTACAGCGAACGGTCGCGACATGATGAACACCAGAATTCAACGTAATCATCCTATTCTCCCGTTAAGGTGGCTTTAATGCTCATTCGTCTTGGCTGCAGGCCTTGACCTGAAATCGAGACGCTATCTATTGAGCACGTTCCTTGGAATACACCAGGGAAAGAGCTATCCAAAACCAATAGCCCTTCAGCAAACACAGCAGGATTTGGCGGTGCTTCGATACTGAGCTTTCGTCCCTCTCGCTGCATTTTTCTTAGTTCACTAGCGCATGCCTGCTCAGCTTCTTGCTGGCTGTTTCTATCTTTACCAATCGATCTAAATGGTGCCTTCCCTTTTCTGATTTCTTGCCGAGTGCCGTTCTCAGTCGAAAGATAAAATGCTTTCACGCCGGTGACATCCGTTCGGCCATCGAGGTCGATACTCACATTGGTGAAATTAGGCAACTGCGGGTGATTACCACTAGGTTGTGACAATGTAACGGTTTCAATATCTTTGCCACTTGCGCTTCTTGCTTCTCCCTTGGGAGCAAATATGAAACGGCCATCGATAGGCTTGGCGACGGCATCATATTGTTTGGCGAGTCGATAAAGGAATGACGGTGTACTTTCATCAGTACGATCAATATGCTCGATTTCAATTTTTTGTAATCTCGGATGAACAAAAGCTTGAAAGCCATGAGGGGCAACATTATCCGCCACGATTTGAGCAAGTGTTGTGTTGTCCCAGCTCATCGACTTACGCTCTCGATAACCGGTTTCATCTTTAATACTGAATGGGGCGACCGATAGCACTAAGATGACTTCACGCGGATGTAAACTGATTGAACGTTTCGATATTTGAAATTCATCACGTAGCACTTCCCCCAAATACACAGAGTACTTCTCTCCTTTCGGGGGAATGCCGTCAATATCATCAGAATTGATCGTTAAAGAAAGGCTATCCCCCTCAATCCCGTTGCCATCAGATAGGCGCCAGGATTTAAGACGAGCCAATAACAGTTCGCTATTTTTACCTACTAGTTTGAACATTAATCCCAAGACCTCGTAATAGATTGAGTGGGTTTCACTGTGGATATTTCAGGAATATGGACATTGGTATCCGCAGTAAAGACATCACCACGAACATGCGGATTAAGGCGATAAAACTCGATCTCTAACTGATCACTGTCTTGGCCTGTTTGTTTAAAAAGTAAATCGGTGATTAATTCCCCTTTACGAGCAAATATTTTCATCCACGAGACTCCAGTAGCTGCAAAGACATATCAGTCACCATGGCTCGACCATCGTGGATAAGCTCACTGCGCCCCTCTTTAATCTGCTTAATCGTCCAACGGCCAAGGTTAAAACCTTGACCATCACTCACTTGTTGAGGCTCATCAATCAAGGCACGAATCGCATCCACTGATTTAGCAGCGCTGTATTGAAGCCATTTTGCTGTGATGTCTATCGTTTCAAGAGGTCTGCCCGTTCGCTCTGAACGCGCATTATCAATGAGGCCGACTTCTGAGTAAGCACCCGCAGTGGTTCTATCAAACTTCGTTATGGGTGTTTTATCTCCAACCGAAAACACGAACTCTCCGATCACTAAATGATGCATGGTTAACCTCTATCAATAGCAGATACGCTAATGGAATCGTCGATGGTAAGCCCCGTTAAAGATTCATATTGAGACTTCATTTGTTGGTCAATTTGAGCGGTAACCTGAGCCGCAATTTTCTGTTCATCCATGCCTGGTACGGTTTGAATAGCGACGTCGGTTTTAAAGGTGACATTGGGTGTTTGTCGAATAAGAGATTCGGTTTTTTCTTTCTCAACTAACTTTTCAGAGACGGCTTCCGAGGCCATGAGCTTGTCGTCGGGCGAATCCAGCTTATCGCCAAACCACCCCCCTAAAAACTCACCACCAAGATCGCCTAATAGCGAACCGGCTAAACCACCTATCACGGTACCGACACCTGGAAAAATCATGGTTCCGATAGTCGCTCCAAGACTGGCTCCACCCATGCTACCAAGTAACCCACCACCTTCTGCCAATGCAGTTTTGGTATCGCCTTCGGTCACCGCCGTTGCAATATTGCCGGCACTAATCGCCATATCAAGTGGCCTGAGTAACTTACCTAGCCCCATCTTCCCCGCGCCTTGTGCAATATCTCCAGCCAACCCTATACCGTCTTGAGCCATGGCAATCGTCGGCGTCATGGCCAATGCTCCCCCACCCAATGCCAAAGGTAATGCCGCTTTATTAGAGGTCATCATAGTACTTGCCATGTTGTAGGCTCGCGCTAATGGGTTTCGTGAGCGTAACTTGCGTGGAGGCATTCGGCTTTTTGACCGTCTACCACTAGCACCCAAGCCGCCACCTCGCCCACTACTTCCTCTACCTCCGGATCCCATGCTCATCATGGTTTGATTCAACCGACTCAATTGCTTAGTTGCAAATGCCGCTGCGCGGCCACTCTGCTGCGTCTCTCGGTTTAAGCCCTTTCGAAACAAACGCCCTTTATCGAGAGTATTACCAAAGATAAGGGAGGCGGCTTTGCCTGCTAACATCGCGCCTTTGAACGCCAATAAGCCTACAACACCAATTCCAACCGCAGCAGTAACGCCCTGGTTAGCTTCGGCAAAATCCGCCAATAGGTTGATGCCATCACCTAATGGCTCAAGTACCCAATTGAGCGCGGGTAAAAGAGCGGTACCAATGATCACGCTTAAACGATTCACCTTGTTGATGAACTGAGAAATACCGTTTTCACTGGTGTTTATTCGCGCCTCATATTCGTCTTGTAATGACTGAATATGAACGTCTTGCCCTTGCTTAGCTAACTTAAGTGTTTTACGAAAGAGATCTGTGTTACCCGCCAGTGAAGCCACAGCCCCTTTAGCTTCTTCACCAAAGATTTGAGTGATTAACGCACTTTGTTCTTCTAATGGCGCATCTTTTATGGCTTCAAGCACTTGCAGTAACGTACCCGAAGCATCGTTTTGCATTGATGCCGCGAGATCTACCGAATCGAAACCTACGGTTGATAACGCGGTTTGCTGCGCTTTGGTTGCTGCGCCGCCAAGAGTTAGGCGACCTGAGATATTCTTAAGTGCGGTTGCAGAACGTTCTTCACCCATACCTGCAGACAACATCGACGCCGAAAGCGCCGCGGCTTCATTAGCGGAGAACCCCGCCATTTTGGCAGACGCTCCTTGCCTAGCCATCACGCCTGCAATGTCTTTAGCTTTCGCATTCGAGTTGTTAGATAAATGGTTGGCAAGGCCAGCAAGGCCCATCGCACCATTTTGATCTAACCCTAATGCTGCTTTAAATACCGCGAGGGTTTCACCCGCTTGGCCTGCTTCCATATCGAAAGCGACACCCATTTGGGCAGAATCGAGCACGAACTGTTTTAACTCAGCTTTGTCTTTGATTCCGCTTTGCCCACCAGCAGCCAACATGGCGTTGATGTCATTGGCGCTCATCGGTGTTTCAGTGGAGGTTTTTAGCGACCAATTACGCATAGCGTCTGCTTCTTCAGGGGTCATATCGACCACCTTTTTCACATCAGCAAACGAGCTTTCGTTTTTAACTGCCGACCATACCGTGGCCGCTATTGGCGCAGCAGCCATGGCAAGCGACGTCGCTTTACCACCAATCTCACTCAGTTTTGCATCGCGAGTATCAATTCGTGATTGAATTGATTTCATCTCTTTCAAGTGACGATTTTGTTTGGCGATTGCAGCTGTGGCCTTTTCTGCCTGAGCTTCGAGCTTTCTTTGCTCATCACTCAAACGGCCAGTATTGATCCCCGATTCTTTTAACGCGGCACCCAACCCTCTGAGTTTGTCGCGCTGCTTATTTTGGCTATCAGTTAGCTGGGTAACCCGTTTGCCTGCCGCTTTATAGGCCGCATTCAACTCATTGGTTTTCACCTTGCCGTGGTGAATCTCATCGTTGAACGAATCTAGCCGTTTTTGCGCTTCGTATAACCGGTTCTTTAAATCAATAGCCCCTTCGCCCGAAGCCTTTTTCATTTGGGAGTTGAGGCTTTTTATCTCCGCTTGTGTCTTACTGTATTCAACCCGAAGGCCTGAAGTTCGCTGTTTGTTGTCTTCCAATTCTTGACTAAGGCGAGTCACCTTTGTTTTGGCATCATCAAGCTGACCTGCCAACTTAGCCGCTCGCTTACTGGCAGACTCAAAACCATTTAGCTGTTTAAGCTTGCCATTAAGTGAGATCACCTCGCCACGCTGGCTTTCAAGTGCGGCAGTTAATCGCTCTGTAGCTGTTGTCGTTGAAGCAATGTCTTCAAGACCATTTACGGTGGTATTAAGAACGAGGTTAATTTTCTCGGACATTATTTCACCCCAAGTTTGGCGAGAATGAGCTCATAACGACGCACCGCGATATCTTGCGGCCATCGCCTTAGCTCAGATTCAGATGTATTTCGGTGCATTGGGATAAGGTCGATTAAGCTCTCAACGTCGTCGGGCGAAAGTACGCCGCCGATTGTTGAAAAAAAGCGCCCACCTGCGGTTTTAGCGCCAAATAATCATTGATTGAGAGAAAATCAAGATCGGATGTTTGCAAGCCTGTGATCACCTCAAACATAAAATCTTCGCGCGCTCGCTCTTCAGTTATGTCTGCCAACGCTTCAGAATGCGCTACTTTAGGAATGGCAAACTTCACCTTATTAATCTTCTCACCCACTTCATTCTCGAAAGGATGCAGCAAGGTAAGCTCTAACGACTTACCGTTAAGCTGTACGCCTCGCAGTTCATCTGATGGTTTTAGAATCAAATCACAAATGTCGTCATAAAGCTGATTGAAGTCAGGTACCGATAAGGTTTCGAACTCTTCTTTGGCCACATCACTGCAAGCCATGATCACCGCTTTGCGTTGTTCGAATAGCTGTTTGGCCGTGAGTTCTTGTTCGGCTTCGATATGCGGCAGCTTACGGAACTGCGCAACAGGAATAGTTTTAAGTGCCACGCTTTCACGTGAGAAGAAAGTCAGTTTGCTTTGGTTTTTCATAAATTTTTCCATAAAAAAACCACCCGGTTGGGTGGCTTAGGTTTTGATTGGGTAAAGTTAGTGAGTCTGACAAACCAAACTACTTAGCTTGCGCTCTTGAAAGTCAGCTAACTGCATCATGCCTTGAATTGCGCGATAATCTTCATTACTTCGCTCTTTCCCTTCTAAGGTGATGCCAAGTGTTGATGAAATTGCTTGTAAACTCACAATGACATTTTCGATAGCGTCCCACGCGATATCAATCTCATCGTTTTTCTCTTTTTTATTAACCTTTTCATCGTTCTTAGACGCCATGTTTCATACCTTATATATTCAATTTCTCTGTAACTAATATCTAAGATAAGCGCCTTTCCAGATCGCGCAAGCCCCCTATTTCGACATAAACTTCAATTAAATCTTAACGAACGTTACAAGTGTAACTACCCAATACCAGCAGTTCCCATTAGATCAACACCACCAACAACGGTCTTACCTGTATCCACGTTAATATCGTGAATGACCGAACCCGTATCAGTGAGTTTGTACGCCTTGCAGGTTCCTTCGATGGTCACGGTTGGCTTTTCGCCCATCTTCACTGCATCTTTTTTGATGTTGGTGATTGGTCCATACATCGAGTACACCTCTTGGTACTTCGTCTGGTCGGTGCCTTTGCCTTTTTCCGTCACGTTCACTTGAGCGTTATCCATAAAGAAGCGGCCAAGTGCGTTTTGGATTTTTTGGTGATCACCACGTACTTTAAGCGTCCACTTAAGCGGCTCAAAGCCCACTACATCTTCAGACTGGACAAACGAGCCCTCGTTAGACACCGTCTTGGTTTTGATATCAACCGGAGTGAACTCCACTATTTCGTTCATCAGCGGCACAGATTCAACCTGAGCCGAGATCCGCATACGAATACGATCAGCCATTAACGACCTCCTCTAACCATGCTTCAATAAGGCCGTTGTCCACACTCATCTCATAAACCATGTGTTCGTTTGGAGCATAGCGGCCATAGTTGACACACAAGTACCAACGCCCAGAGGTATAGTTCTCTAGGTTATTTTTACTTGGATGCAGGAATGCTTTGAATACGGGAATGACACCTTGAGCGACTAAGTTTTGGCCCCAGTTCGTTAGACGGTCAACAACTTGCCCCATAAACTCTTCGGTGAGCTGTTTACCCATCAATGGTTGGCTGGTTTCTTCAAGCTTACGCGCCATCAAATCTTCCAAACCGACATGGGAAAGAAAACGCCCGGTATTAGAGCGGTTTCCGATAATAGACACTCCCCCCATACGTGTGCGAGCAATCGTCACAACACCATGCTTATTCAGGAAATTGGCTTGAGTCGTTTTATCATTAATTTTGTATGAAACATTACGAGCAGTTTCATCACAAAGTACCCCTCGGTTTTGCGGACTCTCCCAACCTTCAACCGAGGCCATCGCTGCCACCAAAGCAATAGAAGCAGGCATAAGAGATTGCACACCGTCATAGGTTTTCAAAAACCATGGGTCGATAATCGACAGCTTATCTTGTCCCGTCCCTTCCGATCCAAATTCAGCTGCAAACTCTGCAGCTTCCATATCATTAGTATTAGGACCATCAAGAACCGGACTACAACGAACATCACGACCAATGAGAGCGAGCTTTTGACCAACGGCTTTCGAGTTAAAACCTGGCGCCGCAATGATGGTTGGCGTTTCTGCGCACGCCTTAACAGTTTCAAGGCCGGTGATCGCTCCTGTAGAACTGTTTACCCCACCGATGATATTCGCCTCAGTGACGGATACGTTCGCATTAGCTTCCACAATCGTGACGTACACAACGCACTTAACGTATTCAAGTAAGTAGCGAACCACATTAGGCAATGTGCCTTGCCTGGTCCCAACGCTATCAAGCGATAACATCGCATGACTGTAATTCCATAAACGCGTTGGCTCGTTATAACTCAAACCAATACTCTTATTTGGCGCGGTACCGGTTAAGTGAACCACCTGTAATGCGAGTGGCCCCATGCTTGGTTGAGGCTCAATGGTGTTAACTTCTACCCCATTGAGCTCAAAATCTTGGATTGGCGTGAGCATTATTTGCCCTCTTGTTCCGTGGATTTAGACGACACCTTCACTTCAATTGCTGGCCCTATTTTTCCGTTTTGGATAAGGAAGGCCGTTTGTTGAGGCAGAAGGTGGATAGTTTTTTCGCTTGGATACACCCAACGACCATTCAGTCGAAACTCTTTGATGATCGGGTATTCCAGTGTTTTCGCTTTGGATTTCTGCACAGAGAAATTGCTCCAATAAAAAAGCCCTCCACATTGCTGTAAAGGGCTTCGTCTAGGTACAAAAAAACCGCCTTATTAGAAGCGGTTTATAGGGTTGGCTTTTCTGGCCAAATGACGTCATTTGGATCTGGAAAGTTTTGGGGTAAGTCACGCAGCGCTTGGCGGTACTCTGCAAATTCTATTTTCTTTTCAGATGACAACGGAACATCTAATATTTGAGTCCAGTCTGTTTCGGTGATTTTCCCATCGCGCGCGCGACGAAGATCAAGCCATTCATAGTTGATACTGAGATTGCCATCAGGTAATGGCATATTATATCTAGATATAATCTCAGACGGATTTTCGTCCAAAGATAGAAATTTTGCTTTGAAGAACAATGCTCCATCAAGTAATACTTCCACTAGAACTCTCCTATATTATTTTTGGCAATGGTAGTAATGAGTAATTATCTAGGGGGATAACCCCTGAATACCAAGCTTCACATGCTATCAAAAACTCTCCTGTTTCATCGAAACTCGTAGAATCGGGCAGAGACATATATCCATGACTCAAAGAGCCAACTTGATCAAACCTTCTAGAATAATAAATCAGCTCCCATCCATCACTCAATTGCCTTGTAGTATGACCTGAAAAAACAGGCCTTCTGCCTGAAACATGTTTGTAATAGAAAGCATGAGTTACATTTCCAACGTTAATTGACTTATTCCAGTCATTTCGTAATCTCATTGGGTGGCTACTAGGGTTTCGTTTACAGACCCATTTAATATGGAATACATTCAATGAAAAATTAGTAGTCAAACCACGAAAAGCAGCTTTACTTAAACTAAGTCCTTCACCGATTTCAGGAGAACTGCCAGCGGTTATGTTTCCAGCTAATGCTGTTGTAAATGTTCCGTAAACCGGTGTCCATTTATCAACAGGGTCTGCATTAGGGTCTTCTAATGACAAAAATGGCATTTGACGGTCCACAACAAGCATATGATTAGAAAAGTTCTGCTCTGCAGTCGTTACCGTCTTATCTATCTCTTCAACTTTGCTATCAACAGTTTCGGTAAGGCGATTAGACGCATCGACTAACGATGATATTTGTTGCTCTAAGCTCATGCGTTAAGCTCCGTTTTGATTAATGCTAACCTCACAGCAACAGCAGGCTGTTAGCAAGTAGGTAATAAAAGGGGAATCAATGAGTTTTTATTGCTTATTGTTTTTTGGCAAGCTCATTAAATTTACAAAGCAAGCTAACATGACGTGCCATATTGGCAACGTTCGCCGCAGCCATCGTCGCCAACTCTTCAGACATCAGTAAATTCACATTCTCGGTACCGACCTCGATGGTCACGCTACTGCTCGGCAGTGGCGACACATCCAATGTGAACTTTTGTAACCAACTCGAGTTCGCCGATTTGTAGGTAAGCAATGTATTCGGTGCGGAATATACCGCTAGCAAAGTACCGGATTCTAAAAAGAACCCCACTTCACGCACTTCATATTCTTGGCTACCTTTGAATACAGCACCCATTCTCAATTGTGTTGGGCTGAGCTCCTCCCAATCTAAAATGACTTCGCGTTGAAGCTCGTGTTTCAACGCCTTCTGACCTGTCGTCGGTGTATAACTACGGTCACCCACGGCAATGTATTTAATCGCCCCTTTTAGCCCTTGGTTACGAGCGCTAATAAGCTCAGCGAGCCCTGCATCGGTGTATTGCACGACATAACTCATGCTACTGCTCCAAATTCAAAATCAGTTGTGAAAATTAGGCGTGTGGCTGCGCACCAATACAAAGGAGCAAAGCCTGGTGAAATATCGGGGACCTCGCCCGTCACAAAGTCATCAAAACTCGTCACGTGATAGCCGACACCAGATAAAAAGGAGGAATATTGGACTTCCGGAGATGCTTTAATGGTCCCGCTGCAATGATCGTCTTTCGCAATGACGCTATTTTGCTTCACCGCTGAAAATTCAAACCCAGAATCAGCACCAAGCGCCATGATTAAATCAACCGTGTCTCGCTCAGATTTAGTGCTCTCAATACGGCTTAAGACTCGGGTTGTCGCCGCCTTATCAAGCGGTTGGTTTCGTTGCCATGCGATACATTCAATATGGTAAGGCGCTAGTCTTGGTTCCATTTGATGCCAAGGTGTCACTTCCACATCACAATCAATCGCATCCAGGGCAATAGACAAACCAAATCGAGTCCCTGCTTTTCGATGAATATCAAACGCCTTATCCACCGTTTTACGCTGACTTTCTAGCGTGTCCTTTGGCTGCCAATCCGTTACACCTCGCTCACCAGCAAGCAAAGCCACGAAGGCTTTATCCGTCAGTAATGGCTGTTTGAGATTGGGATAAGGACAAAGAGTGGATTGAATAAGCTCTGTCCAAGCAAACTCCAAAGCCTCTTCAATAAGAGAAGCATTATTGGGCTGGACCGATAGAAACTCCTTATTCAGATCGAACATTCACAATCACCTCCGTACAATGTGGCGCTTCATCCCAAGCGCACACCACATCAACTATAGGTGCTTGAACCTTGGCCCGTTTAGCACCTAGTTCATAAAAGATATGTGCCACCTCTTCCCGGTCAATGATGCCGCCAAGCCTTTGTGCTTTCTCGGCAAACTGCCAAGCAACAGCGACCGCCGACTCTTTTTCCACCTCATTATTGGGATCCGCTCCTGTAAAAAGCGTCACTTCAATTTGATAAGGTTTAGGCGTTGCCGCTTTTACCGTGACCTCATCCGACTCTTGCGCTATATCATCACGGTTTAAGTATTGTCTTGCTCTTTCAAGTAAGGTCGAACTTGGAACACCATTGGGTGAAGTACGACTTAATAACGTCACACAAACTTTGCCTGAATTAGGTTCAAGCATTCTGGCTTGTGCATCTTTGATAGGGTTAGGTAAAGATGTTTCAGGAAACTCATAACGCATCACCAGAGCATCTTTTTCAGAGTTCACTGTAATGGTTGGTCGCTCTTCTAAAGTCATGGCATGAAAACGATAACCAAGCCGAGTGCCGGTGGTATGAAACTGGAAAGGCGCTAAATCAAAACGCTGAAGCAAACTTTCATTAGACTCCATGACCGCAGGCTTTGCGGGGAAAACGGTTTCATCACCGGCTTCAATGACCTGACGCTTTAAACTGTATTGCAACGCCAACAGATCCACCATTTCGGTATCTGTCACGTACTTACGAAACATCTGCAAAGCTTGATGATTCTGCTCTCGTATTTCAGCGGTTCGTTTTAAGACAAACGCTTGTGTCACCTGAGCGAGAAGCTCACCTTGATTATTAAAGGCCTCACGTAAGTGTTTCGCTTTATCTTCATCTCGCTGAGCGCAATATTCCACCGCAAAATTGATGTATTCATTTAGCAAAGATTCAAAGTTAGGCTCACTGAAAGCTTGAGGTTTATTACTCATAATGCACCACTCAATTGCAGAGGTTCCCCGCGCCATATTCCCGAGACTTTCACTCTAAATCCATTCAAGTGTGGGATTGCTTGGCACTGAATACCTTGATAATCCGTTAACCCATTCAATGGGTTGGACAAAGCCTCTAACGTTAGATTTTGAACTATCATGGATTCAGTGGGTGTCTGCTGTTTTCCCAAACGCGAGACCGCTCGATTTCCAACACCTCGACGTTTTACTCGTGAACTGACTTCTGTCGTTAATACTTTTGCAAAACGACAGTTCAAGGCACTGGCTCCGGTTACGGTTTTTCCTGTTTTAGGGTCAATACCAATCATTGCTGTTGCTCCGTTGGCTTGGTTTTCGCAGGGCCAGGGAGTATGCCTGGATGATCGTGCTCGTTATAAATCTCTCGGTCAGCTTGCATCGAACGAGTATGATCGGTGACCTCTCCTGTTGCTTGGTAATCCCCGTCTTGCCAAGTATCACCATAGATCTTCATGCCCCCTGGATACCGGCAAACAATAGAGCCGTCATCGAGGTTGTAAAGCTCTGACATACCGTTACCGTAATCGGTCATCACCTCGTTACCTTTGACGGTTGGGCTTTGAAATTGAGTAGAGGGTAATCCCATTAACGCCACGGCATTGTTTAAGCTGTCTCCGCTTCCCAAGTTAATCAGTAAACACTGCTCGTTAACTGAAGGGCGCCGATATTGGCTGACTCTTCCTGCAGCAAGCACAAAAAAAGGGATCCTCTTTACTAGATTATCCCCTGTCTGAATATCGACGGTATTTACCTCGGCTTTCACAACAACGCCTAAGCGCAGTAGATTGGCTGACGCGCGATTGTTCTCTTCGAATTCTTCATGTAACTCAAGAACCTTCTTCTCCAATGCGCTCACATGTTTTATAAGCTTGGCTAGCATGGTCGCAGCCCCCATCTATGTAATGCCAGCTTTCTTCCACTGGGCCTAATCGAATACGCTGTTTCATCGTCACGGTTCGTGCAAACACACCATTTTGTGGATCAAACTTACTCGGCAGATTAGACACCACCATCGCGCCATCCAAATCACTCGGAGCGCCAAATCGCTCATGCAGTAATTCACGCTCGACACGCGTTGAAGCGTCCAATGCTTCCAAATCAAACCCATCCATGGAGATAGGCACTTCAACCAAGAACCTCAATTCAATGTCATGAAGGTGACGCCCATCGTTGGCATATTCATTAACCGGCTCGGCTTCGCCAATGTGATAACTGATAGTGGTATTGGCCAACTCAACCGCTTGGCGTCGATAGACCGTATCGACTTTAAGCGCAAGCCGCTGCTCTAAGTGATTGACCACCACTAAGACCCACTCACGCGGCGATCGAAAGAACGTATTTGAATTCACGATGAAAAAACGCCTCAAATTTACGATTAATATCAGGCAAGTAGTTCTCAACAATCGAATCAACATCATCCGCAATATCGATTTCTACTCTTTCGATAACTGATCTTGCCTTGCCACGCCTTCGCCTTCGCCATACCAAAAGCTGATCGCTGTCCATCGGAGAGATAAACGCGTCGGCAAAGAAATGCTCACCCACTCTAACGCCTAAGCGGTTTTGAATCGGCTTTCCTAATCGGTGAACGCCAATGTCGCGCACACCAATCCACAACTTCGACACTCGACCGTTTTTGTACACGCGAAATCGTGAACGCAGCGCTTTGTTATCTATACTCAGCTCGTAGCCAAGCTCAGCCATCGATACCCCTCGTAACCATCTAGAGGTGAGTGAAGCCGCTCGAAGTACCGCTTTAGGAATTTCTTCTTCAAACGCTTCATAACGACGAATAAACTCAGTATCTAAAAGCAATTGGGAACGACTAGAATTCAGACCACTCATGCTTCGCACCTTGGGTATCTAATACCAGAACATATTCCCTCATGAGCTGACTTGTGCCATTGGGGCTTTTAGCTGCTGCATCAAAAACTAGCTGGTAGCGTCTATCGCGATAAATCAACGTACAACTTTCGGGGAGCTCAGAATCCGTAGCCAGTAAATGCACTTGATTCACACCCTTCTCGTGACTTCGGATATATCCGATCACTTCAATTTGCTTCCCTTGTGGTGTCATCACAAAAAGAGGACGACCAAAGCAACGTTGGATAGATTCACGAATAAGACGTCGAGCCGATTCGAACTCGCTCATCACGAGTCGTTAAGTCACAAACTCAGTGAGTACGCCGCCAGTCAGCAGCACACCACTATCAATGAAAACCCCAACCGGTTGAGACAGATCCCCCGATGCCGTGGGCTTTGTCTTGGTAAACTCACCATTTTTGAAGTAAGCAGCTTCAGATTCAAAGCTCACGCTATCACCCGCTTTAATCGGACCATCAAAATGACCTTGTGTATAACACACCGCCGTATCACCAGCTGCTGCCGTAAAGTTGGGAACAACTAATAAAGCTCCAAGTAGACAAGGTACATCTTTCTTAAAACCACCCGTTGGCACAGTCGCCACAATCTTTTTACCATCGCTTAAACGCATATTTTCACCACTAAAAAAGGGCGAGCAATGCTCACCCTGTCAATACAATCAAATTGTTCTTCCAAGCTTTACTTAAAGGTCGCCTGGGCAATACCACGGCGGTCCAATACCTTCGACATCAAGTCGTAAGTAATGCGGAACTTGGCACCATCGCTGCTCCAACCGTCGCCCGTTTCTAGCCATGGGTCTTGCTGGCCATCTAAGAAGCCCATAACGACGGTATCAAAGTCTTTACCTGTTAGTGCCAGAGCGCCATTCACATCGCCTACACGCGCAGTTTCAATCACCTTACCGAATTTTTTATAAGCTGGGTTAAAGGCATCCGGTTTACTCGCCGTATTCAAAACCGCTTCAAACATTGAGGCATGATCTGGACTCGCAATCAGGAGCTCTCCGCGAAGATCTAACGCATCGCCTTGACCCGCTTCACCATCCAGTGGAATGGTGGTTGCCGTAGCAAAGACCTTATGCAGAGCCATAATCATCGCCGCGTAATCACCTGCTGGAATGTCATTGATGAAGTTACCCCAGCCTTTGTCTTTGCCCGCTTTAAAGACATTGCCACCATCGGCCATCTTGCCTGCCAGGATAGCGTTAAACATCAGCTTGTCTGACAGACGATAACCGGACTGCATGAATTTACGAGGTACCTTCGCCACTAAGCCAATTTCATCATTAATGATGGCATGTCGAGTAAACTGAATTTCACGGCCAAAGGTCGCAAGCTGAATGCGCTCACCACTGCCTTTTAAGACCGCCGCTTTGTACTCGCCATCTTCCGATACTTTCATCAAGTCCGGCGCGTCATTAACCATCACTAGCTCAGTTTCACGAAAATCCGTCAGGTTCTCTACGTTAGCCAGTTCACGCCACATCGGGGCTCTTGCTTGCGCTTCATCGCGCATCACGGTTCGAATACCTTCGGTGATGATGTCGCCAAAATCACCGGAGTTAAACGCTCGGTTCACCAATTCATTCTTGGTGATGGCGCTTCGTGCATTCACATCAAGGCAAGCTCGCGCCATATTCAGTAATGACTCATGACCAAACGAGTTGTCTTTTTCTAAATCCGCAACACCACAACGCGCATTCAACGCATTTTGCAGTTCGTCTTTGACATGGTTACCGTTGCCAAGTCTCATGTGCGTGGCCGTCAAATTCGCTTCAGGCTCTTGCTGACCTGCTGCTGATTGAGTGCCAATACTTTCTAAAATCTTAGTGGATGCCTGTCCTACTGAGCACGATAAGTCGGTCAGCATTTCATTGGTTAATGCCTCGCTGACTTTATGTTGAGCGCACAACGCACGAATATCTGCTTGGCGTTGATTCTCTGCTTTTACAGCGTTTTGTAATTCTTCATTTGGTTTCGGCATGTCGCTTACCTGCTTGGGTTTGTTTATTTGAGGTTCATTTGGCTTAGCAGACGCTGCCAAAGGTGTCGGTTCATTCGACTGTAGCGTTAGCGAATTCATCAGCTCACTTGGCGCTTGTTTGAAATTCTTAAAATCAGATTCATCGAAACTCTGTAATGAGTTACTGAGATCGACCGCTTCAACCACTTCATCGACAAGCCCCCAATCTTTAGCGGCTTGCGCGGTGAACCAGGTTTCACTCTCCATAGCGGTCAGAACCTCTTCAAGAGGTTGACCCGACTTTTCAGCGTACGCTTCAGAAATGGTCTTGGTCGCCGCTTGCAACTGTTGAAGCGCTGAATTGATTTCCTTCTCACCACCCCATGCTCCAATGGCTGGGTTATGGATCATCAACATGGCATTTTCAGGCATACGGATAGAATCACAGGCCAGCAGGACATAAGTCGCAATACTCGCGGCCATGCCATCGACAATGCCCACCACCCTTCCTTTATGCGCCTTCAGTGCGTTGTACATCGCTAGGCCTTGATAGACGCTGCCACCGCCGCTGAGCATTCGTAACTCGACCTCTTTCCCATTGGCCACTTGTAACGCAGCGATGATTTCGGTCGCATCAATATCCCAAGCGCTGATATCTCCATGCACCCAGACCTTAATCACATCGGCTTCATTTTTGAGCGTGTACCAGCTCTTATTTGGCTTTGGCATTTTTTGCCTCTTCTGTTTTATTGTTGGGCTTTGTAGCATGAGCAGGGTCCGAAGTGCTCACGATGTGCATATCATTCATTTGTTGCCGCTCCGACTGAATTTCACGGCGAGTAGACAAAGGGTTAATATTGCGTTCACGCTGTGCATGACTTAACGAATACAGCCCCAAACGTGTCCCTTTCTCTACGCCCACCATCTCTTTACCAGGATCAATCCATGGCATCACTGGCGCTTGATAAATGGCATTCAAAATGGACTTTCGGTCAACGTCGGCAGGGATTTTGACTTCACCGGCAAGCATCGCCATTTGCAAAGCATGTCGATACTGTGGACGAGTCCAACCTAAAACAAACTTTCGCTGCAGCACTCGATAGCGACTGAACGAATCGATTAACTCTTGGCGCTGAGCGGAATAACTGCCGTTGCTGTAGTCTCGGGTCACACTAGAGTTGTTCACTCCTGCGCCCCCACTGGCCAGTCGCAGCTGAGCATTTCTAAAAGGACTGCTCATGGTTTCTTTTCGATTGTTCTCCACAACCCCTGCATCTTCACCGGGTGCCAGTTCAAACGAATTCCCCATACCTAAAAACAAATCACCACCGCGATCGAACGCGTCTGATGTATTTGAATTCAATGTCGGGTCTCGTTTTATGTAATAAGCAAAACGACTCGCTATCTGGGCGCTAATACGTTCGGATTGATCGTAATCTTCGATGTCATCGACCAAATCCAAAATCGAATGCAAAAGGGAAATGCCACGGTTTTGATGAAAACGCCGAGTAAACTTTAAATGGCAGACAAACTGCGCATCGACATCAACAAACTCAAACCCTCTTGAATCTCTCTGAATCAAATAGCTGATAGCCTGACCAAGCTTGTTTCGCTTGATACCTTCAAACAGTCCCCCTTCAGCTTCCGTTATATGCGAAGGAATAAAATCAGGCTCAAAGGGCTGCACCGCAAAGGGCGTCTCTGTTGGGTAAATCAAATCACTGTGCTTACCCATGAACATTCGACAAAACACTTCGCCATCACGAAACCATGTTCGACCTGCAAGCCATTCAGTTTCCGCGCGAGAATGTTCAGCATCGATGTTTTGGTTTAAAGAAAAGTTCTCCCACCAGGTCATGATCGCCTGAGCACATTCAATATGAACCTCACCTTTATGATTTAGAGGCTGAGGCTCCACCATGATGCCATTCGGACCAATCACATTGGCGCAAAGCTCATCCAAAATGGCCGTAACAAATGGGTTATTTTCATCCATATGTCGCGCCCGTTGATACACCGCTTTCGCGCCTTTGTTCAACGAATTTGAATCGCCTTTCGATTGTTTATTTGTCTTTTTTGTATGCAGATTTCGGGGAAGTGCTGCGTTGTATTTATTCAAAAGTCGTCTGTCGTAGGCACGTTCCAACCCTTTCCGAGGACTAAATACGGCCACTAGCTTGTCGAGCAAGTTTTGGCTACTCAAGATAATTCCTCCGTATCATAGAGCGTCGCCCCCCTTGGGCTTGCAGAGCAATAATGCGTTGCAAACGTTCTATCTCTTTACGCACCGTCGCTAAACTCGCCAAGGTTAACTCTTCATCTTCTGCCGTCTTAACAGACTGTTGCTGTAAGATTTTCTGTTCGGCTTCGAGGTACCACTGCAAACGCTCTTGATTAGTTGGTATTGCTAAACTCATCCGAAAATACCTCTTGAGTGGTTATAACGTTTCTTAGGCTTGCGCTCGAAAACTGGCTGTAAGTCAGCATCAATTACATTCGGATTAATCTGCCATTCAGACGCCCAAGGCGGTGCGCTTTCCCAATGGATTTCATCACCACCAAGAAAGTGCATCCCGGCTTCGGCATACGCACATAAATCAAAACTCTCGTTACGCGTCTTATCAGGGCAGATCCATTGACCTTTTTCGTCAATGAATTCAGCCGTCAGTTCATCGAACCACTCTCTTTCCGCCCATGCAGGCAAATGAAAATATCGAGAGCCGAATTCTTCGCGAGAGTAGCTGGCCACTACTCGGTTCTTAAGTCGATTGGTGTGCAACATTAATAAAGGGATCTCGCCATGCGCCAATTTGCTGCGCTTATCTGGATATGACTCTTTAATCAGTGAATCCATATCTTTGTTGCTGGCGCCTTTCACGAGGCGAAACAAATGTGACAACCCTTTAGCTTTGAGTCGGTTATAGAACTGGTAAGCAAAATCGGTCACGGATGTCTTCTTGCCGTCTTTTTCAGAAGCCGAACCGCCAGAATCGCACAGCGTTAATATCGGTTTCATTACCCGCCCACTGCCATCGGCAACGGGATACGTTTTCTTGATCACCTGCCCGATAAGTAGGTCCCAATCTTCAGCGTAAATGGCAGGGTTAATACGGTCACCATTTCGATGCGGTGTCGTTAAAATTTCAAAGCGGTCGATCACCCAGCGCTGCAGACCTTCGCCAAACACCTGAGCTTGCACCACAAATCGAGCATTGGATTTACCACCTTGCACATCAATACTCATGATCAAGAAGCGGCCACCGACAGGCACCACACCACGCAAATAAGGATTGCCTTTGGCTTTTTCCATCAATTCATGAGCCCCAATATCTTGCCCTTGAGATTGAAGAATATAAGAGCGCCCCATTCTGGTATTGATGAATGAGATCAGTGCATCTTCATCGCCACTGTCTTCATAAATGGCTTCGGCATTGAGATAGCGATACACCAAGTTTTGCCAACTGCTGTAAGCGGCTATCACCCCTTCAAACCAAAACGTGGCCCATTTGGTTGTGCGTATCTCTGATTCTTCTTCAACTAACTCACCGTATTGACTGACCGCACCTTCACGAAACCAATATCCATTCAGGTTCTTCGAATGTTTTTCGACTTCTTCAATACGATGACCACACCTTGGGCAAGCCACATACGCGGTTTTAGACGAGAGTAAAGGATCACCTTTGTCGTCCCACTTTAAAGTTTCGAAGTCCGGCCTAAAGTGCGTATGACAATCGTCACACGACCAATAGAAACGGCGTCTGTCGCCTTGGTTGTAAAGCGATGCGATGCCACCGCATGGTTGTGCCTCATGGGCTAGTAATTCTTCTTCCGGTTTAGGGTGCCTAACAATACGACCAGGAGAGCTTTCAGCCATTACCATGCCTGAAGATTTGGCGTTTTGAACGCGCATTAACATCAGCTCAAACTTCGAGCCTTCTTGGCCTACGCCATCGTCGGCCCTGTCGTAATCGGTCGCGCCGGCATAACGATAGGTCGAGGCCGATAAACTGGTTTCTGTTGCAGAATCTAACTTGAGATTCATGCCGTTTTTAAACTTTTTAGACGTGATGTTATCGTCGGACTTTCGCCCCGTTCTTAAACGTGCAATACCTGGCGTCGCTGAAAAGCAGCGGTCTAAATCGGCTTTAGACATATCTGCCGCTTTGGTCTTGGTGCTGTAGATCAGCAGCATATCGCCAGGTGCTTGCGTTACTGTGTAATTAATCCACCCTTCGACTAACGCTTTGGTTTTACCTGAACGAGCAGGGCCAACCACAATCACCGCTTCATAAATGCGCCTTGCCAAACAGTTCATTGGCTCTTTCATATAAGGCACCAATGAGGACAAAAACTTCGTTACGTCCGTCCCATCAGATATCCACAAATCTTCATCAGCAGCTTCAATGGGGGTTTTATCGGTTGGCGCACAAAGATAAGCTAGCTCTCGCCGGATCTTGCCCGCATCGGCGAATTGAACACCAAGGCGTGAATCAAACTTGTTCAAGCCCATCAGATACCGCCTTTAAATCAAAATTAAGTAAGCTTTCTAAATCTTCTAGCTGCTGCGTTGTTGCCGTTGGGATAGCCGATTCAATGCGTGTTATCACTTTGTCTTTAAAGCCCTTCACACCTGAAATACAAATGGCTATTTCATTCTCATAGTCTTCTTTTGCAATGCACTCATTTGAGTCTTTCTGCAGTGCTAACTTCTCTCGTTCGGATTGAACGTAAGCTCTCAGCTCAGCGGCAGTTTTAAAGCCCATCAAATCGGGAGCATCACTTTCTTTTAAAGGTGCCTTACATAAGTAAGGCGTCACCTGAACCACATCATAAAGCGGGGTTTGTCCCTTAAATGCGATAGGCTCAATACCTGCAGACTTAAGCTTTTTTCGGATAGTAGAGCGGTGATAATCGAACGCTTCCAACTCGGTTAAATTCCAAAGTCGTTTTTCATTGTTCATTGAAAGCCCTCTTGAATGAGTCTCGTCTCTCCGAGTGTCACGCCCTTATTCGCATTAAGCTGACGTTACCTATTAATGAAGTTCTCTCAAACACTGCTTGTTCCTTTTTGAGTCTGGACTTGCGCTAACATATAAGGAGTTTCAGCAGCGAGCTGAATATGATCATGGCTAACAAGCAAGACAGCGAGGAACCCACGCTTGCACACCCTCGTAAGGAATGAATTACGGGCAACAACGGATAACGGTGGACGACCACCCAAGTAGTAAGTGTTATTTGCCCGTATTAGGGAGCGCACTGTCGTAACCGTAAAAGTCACGTAAGTGCTCAATTTGGTCAGCGCAATTGCGCCAGGCTTCTAGCCATATCGGGTCACGTTCTACCGCTTCGCCATAGGTTTGCGGCGGAGCAGTAAAAGGCTGTTGGCAAGAAGTCAGATAAACCGCAGGAGGAAGAACCAACCTGTCTTGATATTCAGTGATCACTTCAGTGGTAGTACAACCACTCAGAAGAATTGGGAACAGGCACATCAGCACATTCTTCATGAACTAGTACCTCTTTGATTTTGGTAACAGTAAGAACCGCTGCAGCCTTTCGCTCGGCTTTCGTTTGTAACAATGCATCCGCAGCTTGCTGAGCCTGTCGAACTTCATCGCTTAAGGTTTTAACGGTGATAGACAGTGATTTATTTTTGTTGAGAGAGTCTTGAAACTGGCCCTGAAGCTCGCCGTAGCGCTTTGCTTGCACCTTGGTTAACTCAAGTAGATAAGCAGAGAAAGCGAAGCTACCAAGCAGTAAAATAACCAAACCTATCAACAAAGTGTTTTTGATAGAGAAGCTCATAAAGTCCCTTATTACCAGCCGTTCAAACAAGCTTGTTGTTCTAGTTCGCGACGTTTCACGACCCCTGAACATTGGCTATCAGGGTCCCTGCAGTTTTTACCGTTAACATAGACCCAACGTGAAAGTTCGAGGCACGCTTTTGAGGATTGATTTTGGTTAAATAACTTAAGCATGGTGGAACGTTTAAAGTTTCCAGCGCCAAGATTGAACACAAAGCTCACCAATACATCAAACTGAGCCTGGGTAACGTCAACGGTTAAGTATTGGTTTACGGATTTCTCAGCGGTTTTAATATCGGCAATGAAGTTACGAGCAATGTGCTCTTCACTGACCACATCGCCTTGTTTCACACCAGTTGTGTGGCCGAGGCCATTAGTCCAAACATCTGCACTACATTGATAGGCTTTGGTTCTGCACCCTTCGAGGTTAGCGATATGTTCGAGACCTTGTTGACTGGTTTGCATGTTTGGAGCGAGGCTAAAGACGATAGAAAGCACAACCGCGATAGAGCAGACGGTTTTATTGATTAAGTTTTTCACAGAGCTCTTCCGAAATTCGTTGCTTGCGAACTTCATCAAGCAATTTGAGTTTAATGCTGCGGTTGGTGAAGTAAGTGACAAACACCATCACCACACCAATCACCGCAGCCCAGTCTTGGATGCTGAATGCCCCAGTAAGAGCCAGTAAGCCACTAGTGAGATATGAAGAGAATGAACTGAGTTTATCTTGCATATTACTCCCACAAAAAAGCACCCGACTTTCACAATGGAAAGGGGTGCTTTGTCAGTTATAAACGGTAGAAACGAAAAAACCCCGCCGAGTGAGCGAGGTTTTCTAATGTGGTAATATTGCATTAATTCCTAGGTATCGTCAACTTCATCTTTGGAATCGAGAATATTGTATTTGATAGACTTGAACATATCATCTATTGATTCATCCGTTATGTCATTAGTATAGCTTTTCTCAAATACATCTTTTTCATGGATACTAGGATCAATACAATCCTCAATTTCACGCATTTTAACTAATACATGCTCCAGCTTTTCTTCAAAACCCTGAGACTTCTTACGTTCAACTGCAAGCTTCTCAGTTAAATCCCCAACCTCAACTTTTAGTTTTGCAAGGATTTCAATTTCTTCTTTTAAAGTGACTTTTTCTTTAGCTAAACTCGCTGATTCTTTTTCTAAGTCATCGAGTAATTGAGATGAATTTTTATATTTGATTGTCATTTGAGATAATAAAGATTCTGATTGCCCTTTAATTTCATTAACTCCTCTTTGTGCTTCCTCTTTAGCTTTTGAGCCTGCATTTATGTATGTAAAGAAACCTAGCAATGCGAAAGAAATACCTAGTATTGACACAAAAATTGCTCCAAAATCTCTGAAGTCAATTAACCTAACATCATTAGACTCGACCTGAGACTTGAGCAAGGAAAAATCCTTATCCCTTTTTTTTAAGGCATTAGTGTACTCAATCAACTCTGCTTTCGTAGCTCCTAATGCATCTATATTTTCTATCCTAGTGTTGATTCTAATTAGGTCACTCATGAGCCAATTCGGGAGTTCTTCAGGCAATTCATATTTCTTTGCGGCTTCTTTCTCCGTAATATTGATGTACTCAAGTTTTACGGATGTCTTATCAACCATAGGCTCAGCTGCAGGTTGAGCAATACTGATACAGCTAAATAGGAGAGCAATTATTAGTATGAACTTCATTACTCACTTCTCAATTTTGTTTCAATGACTTCGTTGAGCTCCAGTTTGTTCAGATAATAAAGGTCACTGATTCTTTTTCCATTACTATCGAAGCTATTTAACCGTTTTTTCAACGAATGAATTGAGCTCTCACTATTGTCCTTTTCGCACAACCATATAAATTCAGAGTCCAATTCATCCATCAACAACCCTAAGTGGGTACTAAATACGAACTGGGCCTTACGTGAGTTATATTTCTGCGTTGTAAACAACTCAATCAATCGTTTAACTATAGAGGGGTGAAAATGCGATTCTAGCTCATCAATGACAAGTATCCCACCAACCGAACTAACGAAAACAAAAAGAGGAAGAATGCCAAACAGCCTCTTAATTGCACTTGATTCTTGGTCGATAGAAACAGCAAAATCTTCACCGTTATGGGCATGATAAAAAACAGGATAGTACTGGGTACTATTATTCATCTCTTTAGATTTCAGTTCAATTTTTGTTAGAGATGTATCAAAGCCTTTTAATAAATGTTCAGTTAGCGCAAAGCTGAGCTTATCTTTACTAAGCCTACGTGAGATATTATAAACACTAGAATCATCTATATTAAAAGAGTTGTGATATACGTTAGATTCAATACAGTAGAAAAACTTTGAAACACAGTTTATAAACTTATACTTATCTTCAAAATTCCTTTCAATGTACCTAACACAAGACTGCTCCTTTGGAACATCTAAAGTAATCATGCGATCATCAGTTTCTTGATTAAATATCTTAGCGGAAGTTCCAGAGCGTTCTAGTAATAAATCATTATCACGATGCACCTCCTCGTTGATCATTCTATCTTCAAAAATCACCAGCTTATAAAAGTACTTTTCACCACCTTCAATAAAAGTTACTTCAAACTTAGTCGGCTTATGGTTATCAAGGAAAGTCGATATAACTTCCAAAGAGCTTGTAGAGTTTCTTCCACCACAAAACCCTCTCAAGAAATTTATACCTTTCAGGATGTTAGTTTTACCAGATGCGTTTTTACCAAATATAGCGGCGACAGGAGCCACGTTGCCAAATGAAGATTTTAAAGAATTGTCATCACTCTTTGTCAAAAAATCGAGCTCAACCCTTCCCTTAAAACTATAAAAATTCTCTACAGAGTACTTAATTAACATATTTACCCCTACTAAAATAAACCATCTATAATAAGAAAGTTGCCAATTGTATCTTTCATTACATTGTCTGATTTTAGGTCAAAATTTAAATTTAAGCTTTGTGCTGTGACCGTAAGTATATTTATTGTTGCTAGCAAGCTAAAAGGATCATTCATAGTGGTATGCGCATTTAAAATATAAGCACTATTGAATAATTTAATCCAAGTATCTAATGTTGTAGCTTCTTTAACGGATAATTTCTGATAAACGGGCATTTCAACAGATATATGTCCTTTATGACCATGATGGGGAAGAACGCCCCATTGCTGGAAATTATTAAATTGAGGAATGTTTAGTTGTGGATGATTCAGGCAGCAATTCACAAACCCTACATACCCTTCACTGCAGTCAATCTTTGTGACTATCCCTAGGTTCTGTTCAATCAAAAGAATGGCTCCACTCCCACCATTGTGGTTCAGTTCACTAAAGCCTTTCTGAATATAGTCATCTTTTATTTGAAACATGTGCATTGTAATTCCTCTAGTTAAGGATATTGTACAATAACAAAATGTTAGAGAACATCACTGAGCATTAATAGTTTCCATTAAAAAGCCCCCATTCGGGGGCTATTTAGTATGACAGACAAAGGTGTGAACTGACCGAAGGTCAAAGCAGTCAGAAAACTCATAACAACATGGCTTGCTAAACTTCTCTAGGCAACTCCATTAAGCCCTCGAATCAAATCTCAGCTTCCAATACTTTCGCCACACTTTCTTCTTGCTCATACATTCCCTGCAATGCCAAAGCCGCTGCACTGCGCTTATCCACCAAGCGCTTAACCAACTTACCTAAAATGGATTCGTACTTCTTAAAGCGAGAGAAGGTAACAGGTAAGGTTTGGCAGAATTAAGCAAAGCGGGTTTCTTGTGTCCAGCCTATACGGCCACCATCGCAGAATGGGCAGGTTCTTCTTGATCGGTTCTTGGCAACGTATTTGCCGCTACCATTACATTCAGGGCAGACTTGGCCGAACTGCTGCGTCGCTTCTGCAATCGCGGTAGAGACTAAGGCTTGGAGCGCTTTATCTGGGTATGGGCCCGCGCCATGCTTCCATTAACGTGTTGGCTTCAATCAGGGTAGCTTGGTATAACTTTTTCAACGCAGGCTTGTCTTGCAAGCACTCTACAAACAACACTAAGAAACCTACTGGTGATTCCTTCCATGCAAGCCCTACACCCTTTTGAAGAGTAAGTATCGTTGCCACTGAAAGCAAAACATTGTGTGTAAAAAACTAATACAACCTTGGACTAAAAATGCCACGCATTGCGAATCTATCTAGAATACTGGTTATCTTTCGTCGCCAGTTGCATTCTCTGAATTGCGAGCCTGGCTTGATACCAGTACTTCCTTAACTGCGTTGATTACATAATTGAGAGATAAACCAATGCCCACCATACCAGCAACACTAATGTACTCACGCCAACTTGAAGGCAAATTATTAGGATCGCCATGTAGAGCAGCAAATATTAGTTCACAGCCTGATGAAATTGCATATACAGCAAGGAAAACTAAAGCCACATTGTTGACCTTAAAATCCCCGCGTTTATAAAACTCTAAACAAGCAAAAGCAATACTAAAACAGACCGAAACCAATATACCAAAAGCCGTACCATCAAAAGACATTAGCCGACCCCTTTGGACTCTTTACCTAGGATTGCACCTAGTACCCCACCGACAATGGCACCAAACGGCCCTCCAATTGAAGCACCCAACGCAGCCCCACCAATTAGCCCAACTGCCGCTGATGTTTCACCTGTTACCTTCTCAGCATCTTCAAACGAATGATTGCAATCTCCGCAACGATAATTCGCCGGAGAATTGTCACTTGGAATTTCGGACACTTGTCCACAGTGCCTACATTTATACTTCATTCTATCTCCATGAAAGCTTAAACGTGTTTAGAGTGCCAGAGACTCAAAATCAACCTAACCTTAACTCTGATAAGCCGTGCCCATTGACGAACTAAGCAACCAATGCGTTACGAATCACTCTTAAACAGTTGTTAGGGCTTTATTCCAAACAAGGCACCCAACTTCTTGAATAACACTCTAAGCCTAATTCCAATACCATAAAAATTTGGCTCCAGCATTAGTACCTCAGAACCACTTACTAAACTTGAATTTTGTCCTTTAGGTGTCAACTTACAACGTACGTAAAGCCTCCGATTTTCCTTATCTTTTGTTTCATGACTCACCAATCCTTCATCCACTAAAACTCTCAATGTCTCTCTGTATATATAGATCTCATTATTGATTGGATTATCATCAAAACTATATCCGTTATCCCATGATTGTATGACATCATTATAATTTTTGAGCTTTCTATCAGGGGGCGGGAACTGACCTTCAATATAAAAAATATCTATATCTACAGGAGTCGGAAAACTATCTTTTAATAACTTCAGAATTACCTTTCTAGATTTTTTGTAAGCTGCCTTATTTGACACAGTATGTCCTTACACATTAAGCATATTAAAGTAAAAGGTAATATATCATGACGATTCGGACATCAACAAAGTTTAGCTCTAACGCTTATTAGGCGGTTTTAATCCTCAACAAATCCACACGACACGCCTTAAAACTCCAAGAGTTGAACAAATATACCTCATCTTTTCAATAATTTAAATCCATTGAATATAAATAGTATTGCACATTGCTTTTGGTCACGTTTGAATGGTACTAGGGGTTGTGCACTTTACTTACACAAGATTAGAGCGTGTAGCCAAGGATGCTTTTGAGGGGCAATGATTTGGGTGGGTGAAACTTCAGCCCCCTGTGCGGGAGCATCCATTAATCAACAAACGAAAGTGTTGATGTAGGCTGAAGGTCAAGACAACCTACTCCTACATCACACCATATCTCCCTCTACTCTAGCTATAACTCACAAACAACCTTACGAGCTATGTCTCAGCTTCCAACACCTTCGCCACACTTTCTTCTTGTTCATACCTTCCTTGTAATGCCAAAGCAGCGGCACTGCGCTTATCCACCAAGCGTTTAACCAATTTTCCGAGAATGGATTCGTACTTCTTAAAGCGAGAGAACGTAACGGGTAAGGTTTGGCAGAAGTAAGCAAAGCGGGTTTCTTGCGTCCAGCCTATACGGCCACCATCGCAGCATGGGCAGGTTCTTCTTGATCGGTTCTTGGCAATGTATTTACCGCTACCATTACATTCAGGGCAAACTTGGCCGAACTGCTGCGTAGCTTCTGCAATTGCCGTTACCACTAAGGCTTCTAGTGCTTTGTTTGGATACGGGCCACGCCATGTTTCCATTAGTGTGTTAGCTTCAATCAGGGTCGCTTGGTATAGCTTTTTCAATGCAGGCTTGTCTTGCAAGCACTCAACGAATAACACCAGAAAGCCTACTGGTGATTCCTTCCATGCTAGACCGACAATTGCCAGCTGCTCATCCTGAGAAAGTAACCCCTTCCCACCTAGCGATGGTTCGTAGTTGATCCCTTTTACATTGAACTTTGCCAGTAGCTTTTCAAATTGCATTACGCCCTTGCTCCCATTGCTGCGACCCTTGCGAACACCGAGTTCTTATTGAACTTGTTTGGGTCTGGTCTTGTAATTTCATTGATGGGTTTAACATTCGATTTGTCGGCTAAACGCATCGTACTTCTTGCAGGCAGTGAACCTGCTTTCGCTTTTTCAGCATACTTCTTCAATGCTTTACGATGTTTGGCCCTGGCTTCCCGCTCACTTAGTTGCCCACGGCAAACAAAACCAACTTCTTGCGAAGCCCAATACTCGATATCCCCTTTGGGTTCACAGCGCAGCATTCGCGTAAAAGCTTCATCGATATCAACCAACTCTTCACGGCCCATGTTAACGAACTCAGGCAAGCTTGGCGGCCACGCATCCCCTTCTAGCAGAGCTTGGCTTACGGCTCTTCGAACATCAGTTACCGACATCGTGGAAATCGCTTGAGTCCAAGTCGATGGTAGTGCCTTGTAAATCCACTTCGCTCCGTACCCCTCCACAAACTTCGCTTGAATCCAATCCTCCACACTCAGGTGCAAAGTCTGGTTGCCCACTTGGTGCGGCAGTGTGTCCGTAGCGGGCGAGCAATTCTGCGTTGTGTTGTTCAACTCGGTTTGCTTGTGAGCCTGTGGCTGTGTTGCTTGATTGAGCAATGCTTGAGTGATTGATTTCATGGTCGTCGTTCCATCGTTCTTGATTCAAGTAAGTCGTTAGGTGAAGCTTATCGAAACCAAACTGGCGGTTTGCTACTCGGTTTTCGACGTCCTGGCAAAGCATGTTGGTGAATACCTCTGGGGGTTCACTTTGTGCTGTCACGATGCTTTTGAATTTTGCTAACGAATTCTTCTTGGATTTCTTAGTAGGGAATGCAGCCCAAAGCCGAACAAAGCAAGATTCAACCACCGACACATGATCTTTATTGTTAGTAGTCTCTGGTAGTCTCTGTGTAATCTCTGTTTTAGTTTGGCGCTTTTGTTCAGCACAGGTTGGCGCATTTGTACTGCACTGCTTGGCGCATTCCGCCAAACTAGAATGGTGCAATTGTGCAATCAAGTTTGGCTCATTGATTTTGTAGAAAATACGGCACGGAACACCCTGCTTTTTCTCTTCAAGAATGGATAATTCACGCAGTTTTTTTCGAGCAGTATCTAACTCTCTACGCGTCATTCCGGTTTCATCTTCCCACTCAGCTTGAGTTTTATAGAAGTAACCGGATGCGTTGGTTCTGCGACTCCAATAAATCGCTTGGCTTAGCATTAATGCCCCCGTAATGCCGATGCCTAGCTTGACGAATGGCCGATGAAAAGCGATGGGCCTATCTAGGAATTCGATCACTTAACCGCCCTCGCCTTCATGGTTTGTAGGATTTGCTTCGCTTTATTGCGCGACACCACATAACGACAATTGCCGTTGTTTGCTACCCACAGCATTTGGCCGTGGTAATTTTGATAAGAAAGACTCATTGCACAAAGTTCTCTTGTTTTGCTAATTAGCGTAGTTAGTAAATGCATTCAGGTGGTCAGCCTTTTTGCGCCATCAATGTTTCTAGGTATTTAAGTAACGGATCGTGAGAACCGGCACTCTCTTGTAATTCTCGGTAAGCATCGCGAAGTTGGTCAGACGTAGCATGTTCACTTAGTAAAAGTATCGAGCGGAATGCTTCTGATGACTCTTTGCTAAAATCGGCGAGTAGTTGATCTCGGTTAGCCATGGTTTGACATGAGCCAATAGCCGCAACCGAATATCCAAGCGGGTTTAGGAATTGATTCAGTGCAGCCGTAGCCCTCGCTTTAGGTAGTGCTGCAATAATTGCAGGCAACAAATCCATGACGTTAGCTTTGGCCTCTGTGCTTGTTCTGCTGACATAGCGAAATAGATTTTGAGTGTTGTTTGGATTGTTCAAAGCCGACGGTACTTTGAGAAGGTGTTCCCTTTGACAGTCTTCCTCTTCGTAGATTTTCATCTTGTGATAGAAGCGAGAAATATATTCCGCAATTTGTTCTTTCGTTGCATCACTTCGCCAAGCGACAACCGCGTTATGCATAACGCTTTTTAAACTGGGTTGCATGGTTATTCCTTACTGGTTGTTTATCCAGAATGTTGGTGATCAGGTCTATCAGTTCATTTCAGTTAGTATCTTCATGGTCAGTTAACAACTCTTTTACTGACACTTCGCCCCTTGTCGCTTCTGATATTGCACGAATATATTTTGCTGGGGCTTGGTGTTTTCGATTAATCCAATTCCAAACATGGGATTGGCTTACACCTAAAAGCTTTGCTAATGATGTTTGACCTCCTAGAATTTCAGTAGATCGTTCAATAGCGGACATTTCAAACCTCTCAATAACTAACTTTAGTTGTTATTTGAATACAACTTAAGGCAATTGTCAATTAACACATTTTGTTGTGATAATGACCTTCACAGTTTGAACGCATTTAAAAATGACAACTAGAGTGGAAGGAAGGAAAGAATGAGCTTAGCTGAGCGAGTCAAACAAAGACGAAAACTACTTGGTTTATCCCAAGCATCGTTAGCTGAACTAGTAGGAGTTGCGCAGCAGTCAATTTTTAAAATTGAAGGTGGCGTCACAACTAAACCTAGAAATATCATCTCTCTTGCTAAAGCCTTAGAATGCGATGCATCTTGGTTACTAACCGGTAAAGGTTACTCAAATCCTGAACAGGGCTTCGTTAATTCCGAAAACCTAGTTGTACCTCTTCTAAAAAGAGTCCCTTTAATAAGTAATGTACAAGCAGGCAACTGGAAAAGTGTGCAGCTAAACCTTGCTGATGAAGAGTTTGAATGGCAGTTTACGCCTGCAAAAGTAAGTGATGATGCCTTTGCATTGCGAGTTACTGGAAACTCGATGACCAACCCCTTTGGCTCTCCTTCCATACCAGATGGCTCAATAGTCATAGTTGAGCCCTGCTCTGCACCTGATAGTGGCAAGATTGTTGTCGCGACACTTAATGATGAACCACAAGCAACCATCAAAAAGTTAGAAATTGATGGGCCAAATAAATTTTTAATCCCTCTAAATCCAAGCTATCAACCAATCCCTATTAACGGTAACTGCCGTATAGTTGGCTTTGTAAAACAAGTAATTATGGATTTATAGTCGACCGAAATTACTTACTTCAAACCAAAACCTGCATTCGCAGGTTTTTTTACGCCCCACAAAAACAACTTTATGTGTTGACATTAATTAATCATTAGGTGTAATTTAAATAACAACGAAATGTGTTAGAGAGAAAAGAATGAACCAACTACCTATTGAAACCATAAATCAAACTCTAGAAGGCTCTAAAGCCATTCAATTACATAGAACGAGCTTCGAGCACTTCTTAGCAAAGATGCCAAAAAGCGATCCGTTTTATGACGATTTAGAACAGCTCATTCAGCTAAGTGATAAGTGCAAAAACTTGGAAGTAAGCGTTGGAAAAGAAGACGCTCAAACCATTCATCAATTCAATGCTCTTTCTGACCAATTGAGCAGTAAGTTGAATTCAATGGTTCTAACAACTAACTAGGAGATTCAAAGTGACAGTACCAATTGAATTCCCAACATGTGAAAAGCCCGAACTTTCAGCGCGTATCTTAAAACGATACTCCAAAGAGATTGCAGCGCTAACCACCCGATGCTTCGAGCTCACAATGACGACTGCCCATGATGTATTTTTTGACTTCTCGGCTCATGTTCAAGAGATCAGTGTTCGCACTCACGAAGGTGGGTATGACGCTTTTGCAAATAATGAAGTGAATTTTGAAATCTATATTGAAGCAGGTAGTGGCCAAGACAAGAAGATAACCAAATGGTTTGAGGACACCAAGAAGTACCTAGACGAATTAACGTAATAACACCCTACTTACTTTGTGCAATGAGACTTTACCAAGGGCTGACCACCCTTTTATAGCTAAGGAATAACCATGTTAAACATCGAACAAATCGCTACTTGGGCGGACGACTAAAACAAGAAAACCCTTATCGGTGACCAAACCAATAAGGGCTTACTTTGTGCAATGAGACTTAGAACTAAAGAACCAAGCCTCGCAATCAGTATATAACTGGCTGACCACCAATTTCAAGTACTTAGACTGATTGCCAGGTTCCACCCAGAAACCGAAGGAACTTTGTGTAATGACGACTTCCCTACTTCGAAACTCTCAGGAAGAGTTTATCCATAAAAATATTCATCAAATATTACTTGGTGAAGGTTACGAACACCATGAAGCAAATCGCGCATGTAATTTCGCAATTGAAACCTATCGAACCACCGCTTCGTTCGGAGGCCGTGGTGGAAAATGTTTCGACTTTTGCTTAGCAAAAGCTCGCCAGTTACTTTCTCCAATGAAAAAGACAGCGAACTCTCGTAAGCGTAAGGCCGAAAAATGAATGAAGAACGCAAGCGCAAACAAGCTGCTGTTCGTGCACAGCGCCTAAGGGATAAGCGTAAGACCAGTGGCAATAACGATATCAGAGTGACGTTATCACCCAATGAAATGACAAAGCTTGATGATATTTGCCAGCTCTTCGCTTACCCAAGCGAACCTTACACGCAAGTTGAAGCTTTGCAGTCGCTTATTCACCGTGTTCATGCCGAGATACCAAAGATTGAAAGCGACTTGGGCTGCTGCGGTAAGTGTGGTGAACAACTACCACAAGGCTGCGCTAAGTTACGCGAAGGCGGCTTGTTTAATGGGGATGCAATGTGTTGGCACACAACAAACCGAGTACGAATTATGCCACCAGCAAAAGGAGTGACCCAATGATCAGTTTCGCCGTCTATGCCGTTATTTGTGCGGTGTTTTATGTTTGTTATATGAAAGAAAGGAAATCAAAATGGCTAATTCAACGATAA